AGGAACCCATAATCATTTTGTTTTGCTTTAATGTCAAACTGGACAAAATAACTCAGCGATTCCAATAAGTCATTCATCTTGTATTCATCTAATCTTACCTTTTGCGATAATAATGTTATGACTAATGCTTCTTGCTTGAATCTAACAGAGCAATCTTTAAACTCACCTGTTAATATACACACGTCAATCAGTGAATCCGCGTGTAATTTAATATCCGATTCAATGTATAAATTCATCAGTTAGTTCTCCTTTGGTTACGTTAAGAACCCTATGTGATTATAGGGTTCTTGTATTATCTAGTTTGGAGTTTAGATTGTCAAGTTATTGACAAGCCTCACATTGAATCACAGACTGATGTTTGTATCCGCTTTGACTGTATATGTAATAACTGCCTAACACATCTTCATTATTAAACATATCCTCATGCAACTCAGAAATAACTTCCTCTGGCGTATCAGACGGAATAAATAAGTTTACAGATTGCCATTGGCAGATATGCTTATTACGCAACGCCGCATAACGAACTAAAACATTTTGGTTAATTTCAAAGGCTGTTTTAAAAACTTTCTTTTCATCATCAGTTAGCCAATTTACGGATTGTACTGAACCACCTGTATCTACAACTTCTTCGATATGTTCACGGGTAAAAATACCTTTTTTCTTCATCAAATTAACGAGCGATGGGTTTATTCTATCGACTTCTCCACCTGCTGTTTTCTGTGAAAAAGTATTTGCTGGGAAAGGATTGATACCCTCGGAGATACCACCCATAATCAAAGCTGTTGATTTTGTCGGTGGGCAAGTTGTTCTGTGTGTATTACGAACTCCAAAACCTTTACACCATTCTGGTTCACCTAGTTCTTGAGCTAACCATTGTGATGCACGCAACGATTCTTCTTCAATATGCTTGCTCATTTCAAGCATTTTAAACTGAGCATCTAACGAATCAAACGCAATCATATTGTCTTGCATATAACTATGTAAACCACATTGTCCTAAACCTAATGCACGACCTTTCTCTGTGAATCTCACTGCTTTTTCTAAACCAGCAATTGTTCTGGCTTTAGTTAAGAATTCTTCACAAATACAATCCAAGAACACTGTTGACCAAAACACTGCGTCGGTATTTTTCCATTCGTCATATTTTGATAAGTTCATTGAACTTAAAATGCAAGTGTATGTGTGGTTTTCGTCTGAAAATAAAGACACTTCGTTACAGAGCTGAAATGATTTCACTGTTAAACCGTGCTTTTTATACATCTCAGGAACTTGTCTATTCGCTTTATCAATAAAGCAAAAATATCCTTTACCTGTGACCATCTTTAACTTCATAGCCCGTTTATAACGTGCATCTGCATCAAAATCACCTTCGTTTAAACGCTTATTAAACTCATCAGATATATTCCAACCAACATTTGCATTATCAGGATTTGCAGCAATCCAATCACATAATTCAAAGAAATCTCCGTGTTCCATAGGAACGTAACCAGCCCATGCTCCCCTGCGAGTTCCTTGAGTAACTTTCTGGGACATTCTGACAAAATCTTCAAATACAGGTACTAAACCAGACGCTTTATTTCCATCAGAAATAACAGAACCTCTCGGTCTAATATCGCCCATATAACTAGCTGTTCCGAACCCTGCTTTTGTTAAACACGCAACCTCTCTTAAAGCCGAATAAAACCCATCTACAGAATCTTCAATTACATTAGCCGCACATGATACAGGTAATCCTCTTTTAGTCCCTGTGTTAGACAAAACAGGTGTACTTGCTGACAACCACCCTTTCCATAATAAATCGAAGAACCATTTAGCTCCTTCCTCATATTTATCTTTAGGTAGATGGGATGCGGCTGTCATAGCGATACGTTCAATCTGACCTTTAAATGATTGTCCGCTGGTAGAGTAATCATACTTTTCTTTAAATAGTTGATAACCGCCCGTAATAAACCAATCTGGTAATACTCCTTGTGACTGTAGTTCTTTTCTTTCGACTGATAGTTTTGCGTATTTAGTTGACATGGTAAATCTCTTGTAAATGTGAACCTTCTTTATCGGTAGAAGGTCGAAACCGTTTTGTAGCATTATAATGATTTTGTTGATAACGTCATCAAGTTTTTGTCGTTATCTGCAAATTAAATTTTAGATGACGGTTTGTTTGGATAGCCTGCGCTTTTCCCATACCAAGACCATTTTTGCTTTATGCTCGTCTGATTTAGGAACACCTTTCTTAGCTGCTGACATTTTCGCACGAGTTTCTTCAGAAAAAGGGATGCGAACCTTACCTTTATGAACAGCAGATAATCTGGCTTTAGTTTCGTCAGACACAACAATACCTTTTTTAGCCACGGATATTTTGACTTTATGTTCATCAGACATAATTTTACCTTTACCCGCTGCTGACATTTTGGCTTTTGTTTCGTCAGAAAGTGTATGACCAGACGCGCCTTCACCTCCATCGGTTATGTTAGATAATTTAACACCACCGTTTCTTAACGCAGCAATCATTTTCACCTCAAGTTCAAGAGCGCATTGTTCCGACCTGCACAACATAGAATGAACGATGATGTTTTCTTTTCCGTATTTTGCAACAATTCGCGTGTGATGTGGATTGTGAGGACGCGGAACACGTTTAGTTCTCACAAGAAGACCCTTTCCTACATAAAAGATTCCATACCCTTCGAGAGAATGAGTATAAACATAAAAATCTTGTTCTTTAGTTGACATTTTTATATTTACCTTTAATTGTGAATTTAGATTCATCCCATGCACGATGGTACTCGTTTGACATACCGACAAAAGCATCATTAAAACCGTAGTTTTTAATTCCGCGATAAAAATAATCGGCTATCGGATTGGATTCTACCACGAAAATATCATCATATCCAAGTCTATTCATACATAAGTTGACGCGTGATTTTACGAAATTTTTACCATCTTCAGCACGATAATTCTCAGGTTCACCTTTTTCTACCACCATGTCGATAATTCGTGATTCATGCTCATAAATTGCATTAGCCATCTCAACAATATCATCGAGTAAAGCGTCCTCATGCACAGCTTTTAACTTTAACTGTGATTTGAGAGCTTTGAACGACCATGCTCCGACTAACGAATGTAAATCTTCATCGCGCACACTATAGTCGATTCCGCGAACAAGATTCGGTAATTTGTTTTTACCGTTAGATTGAAAATGCTTTAAGTACGAAAAACTAGAATACAATACCGCGCCTTCAATCAAACAGAATCCGCTGAGTGAAATTAAATCATTCTTACTTGATGCTACGGATTCAACAAATTCCATTCTAGCTTTTAATGTTTCATCTTTTACATAATCTGTGTAAAATTCATCGGTGTTTAAATGTAACAACTCGTTGATTTTGTTGTAGAACTTACGATGTACACAGTGTTCAACCATACTAGCAGCAGCTCCCCACGCTTTAAATTCAGGTCGTTTGAAGATTTTAGTATATCTATCTGACCAGTAATCTCCAGCGCGAAGCTCGTAAAGTGTAAATAATTTCAATGTTGTTATTACACCATGACGTTCTGCTTCAGTAAAGTCTGTCAACACAGAGTTAATGTCTTTTTCAACATTGACTTCCTTAGCTGTCCAGAAAATATCAAGCTGTTGTTCCATAAATTCGTCAATCTCAGGATACCGAATCACAAACGATTCTGATTTTTCTTGAATATGTACTTTACTCATCAGAATTACCTTTTAGATTTACGTTTTCAATACTTAGAATCATGTCATCTAAAACCTCATTGAAGTTAGCCTTTAGTTCTTTAACTACCTCTACAACTTCGTCTCGCATTGCGGAAGAACCTTCGTTTTCTAATGTCTTTCCAGCAAACTCTGAAATAGATTCACTCGTCCAATTAAGCGTGTCGATTAAGGTGTTTCTACCTTGTTGGTATTGTTGTTGGTTCATAATTTACCCCATTCTACTTAAAATTCTTTCAATCAACCAATTTTGAAACTTAGGTAAATTAGTTTCAATCCAATCGATAAGTTCTTCATCTGAAATCTTCTCTTTGGTATTTAATGTTAATAATCGCCACAGTAACGATAGTGTGGTTTGCACAACATACCAAACTTGTAACATTGGAAATAGGATTAACACAAACACGATACTGTTAAAATACCGCTTAATAAACTTAAACATTCGTTACTCCAAGTTAAAACCAGTTAGTCAGGCTGGCGTTGTTTAACGACTGTGGTAATGATAACACGCTCAAATTTGATTAGCAATGGTATCGTAAAGTTTTTTCTGCTCTCTATCATTCAACCTAGAAAGTGTCTTAAACAACAATCGCAAATTACCCGCATATTTAAACATCGCAGCTTTGTAGGACTTTCGATAATCAAGCGTCCCTACTGATACGCCGATACCAATAGACTGAATCACATCGGTAGCAATTTCTCTATCCGAAGGTGTTAGTTTTAGGTAAAGTTTTGAGATATTCATAATTGTCTAGTATATGTAAATACTGAAAACCGATCATGTCTTTCTACACTTACAGGTTGCCAAGAACAATCTAATTCAGGAAATAGCTTATTGCCAATAGCGTCAATATCAACAATGCTTAGAATTACTTTGTTAGCATAAGGTATGAATAAGTTGTAAATTTCTGCTCCGCCAATAATCATGAATTCATGAGACAAATTATCACGCATGTTTTCAGGATAAAATTGAGCTGGATAATAATTTTCAGCAGGTAGTTCAAACTCAGTTCGTGATAAAACTAAAACGTTTCTGCCATCCAAAATTGGCATCTGTTGCGCCGTCTTACGACCTACTACGCAAGTCTTACCAAGCGTCTGCTGACGAAAGTATTTTAATTCCTCAGGTATATGCCAAAGCATACCTTCTTTGTTTGAATCAGCAATAACTCTGTCTTTTGTCATCGCTGCTATGATTGTGATTGTCATCTATATACCCAAGCTAGCAATAAAAAGAAACTTACTGTATAAATAACATGTTGTAAATTCTCACCGATTTCAATCACACTGCTACCTCAGCTTTAATGCTTGGATACGCTTCATAACATTCCAATCCAAAATCACCCCATTTGAAATTATCAATAGAGCTAAAGTTACCGTAAATCTTCAACTGTGGTAACTTGTAAATATCAGGACTTCTTCCTAGTTGTTGTCTAGCTTGAATAACATGATTTTTATAAATGTGAACATCGTTACCGAAATAAACTAATTTACCGACTTTTAAACCTGTCACATGAGCTACAAGGTGTGTTAATAGCGCGTAACTAGCGATGTTAAACGGTAAACCCAAAAATCCGTCCGAGCTACGCATGGTGAATGAACACGACAATTCTCCATTTCTAACATAAAACTGAAACATCACATGACAAGGTGGTAACGTAGCTTCGTCAACTGTGAGAGGGTTCCAAGCTGACACAATTAAGCGTCTTGAGTTTGGATTAGTTTTGATTTGGTCGATAACATTAGCTAATTGGTCAACACCACCAAAATCTCGCCATTGCTTACCATAACCCTCGTGTAAGTATCCATCTAGGCACCATTCTCGCCAAATAGTATTATTATTTTCTTCAAGGTAAGCTGTTGATTCTTTGCCAGAAATAAACCAAAGCAATTCAGTAGCGATACTTTTAAAATGTAGTTGTTTCGTTGTTAAAATTGGAAATCCTTTCTTTAAGTCGAATTCCATCATTGCACCAAAGATTGAATATGTTCCTGTACATGTGCGATCTTCACTTTCAACACCTTCGTAAAGGACTTTTCCTAGTAAATCAAGATATTGTTTCATTTCTCACCTCTAAATTTAATAACTAATCCCAAATACAATAGATTCGCCACAGCTAATGCAATCCCAGCATAAAAACTAAAGTTCTGTCCTAAACTCGGATAGTAATAAATGTTCCAAAACCCCCATGATAGGAAATATGCTAACGAAATAGAACTCACTCCCGCCGATGATTTTGCATTCAGTAAAACTCTGCAATGATTAAGCACAAATAGCGAACCTAGTAGTTCAAATGTTGCGTTTATAATGTCGTTGTTCATTTTGTTTCTCCAAGTTAAAAATTAAATTCTATTCTTTATTATCATCGCTGTCAAACAAATAATCCGTAATCTTAGGGTATTTCTGATTAACAATCACTGTGATTTCCAACGGCACAATTAAATTATCACATAATAACAACGCTTCGTCAACAGTTGCGGGTGGCTCTACATCAGTCCGATTTCGCCACCATCTTCGCGCATTTGTGTATGCGAACCCAGTGTGTTCTAAGCAGATGTATTCGTCAAACTTATTAAACGCGCATTTATATGTGACGCGCAACATAGGAATTTTGTCTTTCTTGGACTTTTTAAGCGCGTAGGTGATGCTGACTACTTCAAAGTTTTGGTAGATTGGGTCTTGTGGAGCATCAATAATTCTATCGCTAGACGCAGAATCTGTGAGTTTAGATTTAAATGTGAATTCAAACTCACATAGTTTTCCAGTTAAATCATTCCAAGTATCACAAATACGTCGTGATGTATGATGCGCTGTAAGACATTCAGGGCAAATTTTTACAGGACTTTCTCCACCAGACGAACCTTTCTTTCTTGGTATTTTAGGATTATTCACCATGCCACAGTTAAAAATATTTTGCCCGAAATCTAAAACTAAGGCATTTTTCTTAGGGCTTGTTGCGATAGCATCTAATCTCCCTTGTTTCGTTGATAAATCAAACCCTTTAGCGTAAACTGGGCGACTCGCACGTCCGTATTTTTGAATCATTCGTGCAGGTGATGACGTAGGAGCTAAATCAATCACCATATCAATTAACGGTAAATTACTACCAATTGTAAGAACCAAATTATTCACAATAGCTCGATATTTACCAGCTTTAAAATCGTCGATGTTTTTATCGCGTTGTTCATCTGACATTTTACTGTGAACAACGACTGCTGAGATGCCAAATTCTTCAATTAACATTTGTGTGATATGCTCCGCGTGATTAACACCACTTGCGAAAACTATCCAGTGATGACGATTAGCTGCATACCGCATAGATTCAGTTAAAGCTGCACGAGTCACTTCTTCTTTATCGACTGCTTTTTGCAAATCACTTTGAATGTAATCACCACCGCGTTTTTTAACATCAGATATGTCAATTTGCGCTAAAGTCTGCTTGCTAATCATATTAACTAAGTAACCTGATTCAATAAACCAGTTAAACGCTTCCATATACGTTGCGTTCACAATAATATCATCAAATACCTTACCGTCGGTGATATAACCTAAACCTAAGCGAAATGGTGTTGCTGAATAGCCGATGATTCGCATTACTGGGTTTATTTCTAACAAGCCGTTAATTAGCTGCATATACATTGAATTATCAGTTTCAGACAAACTATGAGCTTCGTCCATAAACAACCAGTCAATATGCCCGAATAAAAGTGATTTTTTAGCAATCGAAGCTACTGACGCAAAGTTAAATTGTCCTATTTCAGATTTATTTAATCCAGCGCAATAAATCGAAGGTTGTAAATTTGAACATTCAGATAATTCTTCTGCGTTTTGTTTGATAATTTCTTTCACATGGCAAACTGCCAAGAATCGATAACTATTGTTTCTTTCAAAAAGTCGTTTAATTGCAATAGCTTGGGACAAACTTTTTCCAGCTCCGCATGGAATAGCTAATAGAGGATTTCCTTCTTTTGAATCTAAGTAATTGAATAATTTATCGTCTATTTTTACTTGATAGTAACGTGGTGTTTTCATAGATTATGTAAGTGAGAAACCTACCTTACATAATAAGGTAGGTTTATTTGTGATATTACTTGTCAGATTCAGTTTTAGTAACCGTTGCAACAAAAGTATAACTAGGTGTCATAATAGTTTCAATGTTGTTTAATATATAACCTTCTTTTAACAGTTCGTTTATTTTACGTTCAATGTCTTGTCTGTTATTAGCAGACAGTATTCTACAGGTGTTCATAGCGTTCTCCAAGTTTAATTGTTTCGTTTATAGCGGCTACCAGTAAGTCTCTAACAGCGTCGTAATTGTCAATATGTAAATCCCATAACTCAGCCTTGTAGTGTTCTTTTAGACGGAATAAATCTTTGTCTTTTTGCAGTTTAGCTGTTGTGTTCATAGTATTCTCTATATGGTAGCTCTAATTGTCTGGTAGCTTCATAACGTTCATCAAGAATCAGTTTTGTACTAAAACTAACCATGATTGATTCACAACGCATATTTTTAAATTTATCAGCCATTGACCCACTAAAATCCCAATCCAGTTTAACTACACCATGAACATCTAAATCGACAAAATGTTCAATGTATAAACAATCATCTAAAATATCAACTTCAGACTTGACGATTTCATGTGGACACCATTCTAGTGCAAATTTACCGATATTACCAGCTTCTTCGTCAGACAGATTGTTTTTGTTAAAAATTGCAACTGCTTCCGTTAATAAATCTTGATATTCAGGAGGGCTGATAGCTAATACTGAGCGGACTTGTCCAGTATAGAGTAGGTGGTCAAAGTTTGTCATTTTAACCCTAAAGTTCATAAACTTCAATAATCGATTCATTGGTAACTAACTCCTTAATTTCACCAATGTGACCTTTACTAATCCGTAAATTACAATACTTACACCATTCAAAATAACAATTTAACGCTCGAGCAGCCTGTTTACCAGTTACTTTAGGTTTTAAGCCTTTACTCGTCATTAAGCACATATTTGTGATATATGTCGGAGTCTGCCACAATTCAACAGAGTGACCGTTAATTCTTAAATATAAATTCATACGCATTTTAATAACCTTAAATAAAATTAGGTAGTTGTCCAATTACCTCATTGATGTCATAAGAATGAAATTTGTCATAATCATCCCTTTTAACTTTACCATCTTTTCTCCACATAACAGAACACGAATTTGAATGATAGTAATAATCACCATCGTCTTGTTCTAATATAGTGTCGATATGAACGTGATGTCCATTTATCAATCTATAATGTCCTAATCTACGAATTTTCAACATTGTGAGTCCTGTCATACCATTCATTAAAAATACTAATTTCATTAAACCCTAACGGTTCTCTAAACTTATACCCTCTCGTTACCAATCCAACTAAGTCCTCCCAGTTAATATAATATTTACCTCCAGTATATGCAAACGCTTTTCCGTCAACTCGTCGGTAATGACCAGCTATGTCACACTTTATCATAATTGTCATTAGGTTTATCCTTTTCAACGTTAATAATAATAGTTAGTCTTTCAATGTCACTCAGTAAGATAGAATAATCGTTTGTATCTGAGTGAAACACGATTCTATCACCGACAACACCCTTAATTCGTTCTATTGTAGGAATGTTAATCATTCTTCAAACCTAACGTCCATTTTATCAAACAACTTAGCAAACATCAACACGTTTTCTTTAGATTGAAACCAGATTTTATCCTCAGTCCAATGTTTACCGTTATAAGGAAAGCATAAATATCCGCCGTTGTAAACGTTGCAAATAAGCGTATCAAATTTAACTTCGCTTGAAATGTACCGTTTAATTGAAGCGTCAGGACTGATTGATTTAGTCATCGCTTCAGTTTTAGCCTTTTTACCTTTGATTGTCATTTTATTCTCCAAATTTTTAAATAAGTAACCTGCTGTTGGCGACAGCAACACCTCATCTTGGATGTGACAGCCTAATATCGGTTACTTAGGTTTAATTATATACAACAAGCATAGCTATCACAAGCTGATAATTGACGTTCAGTAGACAACTTAGCTTGGTGTAGCTCACATACCCAACCGTGTTGTGGGTTAGGTGTACTGTATTTACAGGAACGACAAGTAGTTTCACATTGTTCATTAAAGAAACAAATCTCACGAAAGTCACAATATCTGCACGCGAATACATCAGGGTTGTTGCTTATACGTTTAGGTGGATGACGACTATTCACAATGCTGTCGGCACGTTCAAAGTAATGTGTAGCCACTAACGCATCATATTCGATGATTTCAGCGTGTAGTTCTGAGTTATCTTTACAGTATACAATGTACAACGAGTATGACAACCTCATTTTGTGCATATATAGCTGCTGTTGAACAAAATGAACGAATTTTTCAGATTTTACGCCTTTTGCTTGTAGCTTTTCAAATGATTTTTTATTAGAGGTCTTGAATTCCAAAAGCACTTTTTCATCAGGCAAATCAGGAATTCCTGTAGCAGTACAATCAGAACTACCGCCAATAAACAATCCATGCGCTACGCGCATTTGCTTTCCGTTTTCATCGATTTGGGTAACTTGACAGCCGATTGATTGTAACATTGCAATCATGAACAACTCAGAAATATGCCCTAGGTTGAATATTCGGATACTTGAACCATTAAATCTAGGTTCTTTTACGAACCTGAAATTGTAAAAGAGTTTGCGCTCACACGCTTCACCTAACATCGAACAACCCATGTGGCTTCTAGGTGAAGTTTCTTGTGGACGATAAGCATCGGGTGAATCCAATATGATTTTACCCAACGCCTCACGGTATGTACCACCCTGCGTCCTAACAAACTCCGCTTCAATAGCTTCTAACGTCTTAACAGCTAATCTCATAAAATTACCCAGAATCTAGCAGCTGATACAATTATCCAAATAGGAAACGTTATGGGAGAAAATATAAAATTAACTAAATGCCAAAATTTATCATTATCGCAATATCCCTCGTTTAGCATAATATATTTTGATATTAAGTATGTTGCGATATATGAAAATATCACATAGTAGACTGCATATTCCATCAACATTTCTCTGCTAGATAAATAACTGATTTTTCCAAAATGTAATCAATAGCATGAACAACTAAATAGCACACAGCTATTGGGAAATATAGGAAAGTAACTATTAAATACTGTTTCAATTGCATAACATCATCCATGACCTTTCACAAGTTCCACAACATAAGAGCTAAACCCTTCGACAGACTCTACATTCAACTGTGCTTCTAATAATCGCTTATTCAGCTTTTGTGATAAATAAAGCGTAACGCCTGATTTATCAATAGGTACAACATATCCATAAAACATACGTTTCTCGTCATATAAGTTTATCCAATTTGGAATTAGAAATAAATTGTCGTCAATCTCTCTAAAACCCAATTCTAACGCTTCTCTACATCGTAAATCAGCGATGTTTGTTTGCCCGTATCCAGTATAACCGTGACTAATTGTTGTTAAATAATCTCTACCGTCGTAAGTATTAAAACACTTAACTTCCAATCTTCTTCTAACACTTGCATTTAAGATAGCGTTGCGAATTCTGTTTAAGTATTCATACACAAGGGTTGTACGTCTTTCTTTTGCAAATTGATAAGCCAGTTTAAATTTATTATAATCACAAGGTCTGATTAAATAATCCATACCCTGAATGCAGTTGTACCGTAGACTCAACGGATATTCTTCAATAACTTTATCATCATACGCAATATACGATTTAAAATACGGAGTTATCCATAAAGGTATTGAAAATTCAGGTTCTTGCTTTCCAAGCAAATTGAAACCTAAGTCGTACATTTCAAGGTATGTTAGATTGTTTAAATTAACTAAATCCCCATCGACATTAGCATTGATGTTCAGTGAAAAGTCGGTAATCAATTGTTTTCTAATTACGTCTAATTTTAGATATTCTTCAGTGTGATTCATTTTTATTTATCCTGTTGATGATTTTTGTTAATTGCACAATTTCACTTCGTTGATTGGTAACACAATATAAGCCCCTTCACGACTAGGTATCGTAATTCTAACGTGAGTTCTATTATTTGTTATTTGATTAACAATTCCAACAAATTCATACTTAACTTCGTTGTTAATTAGTTCATAACTAACCTTATCGCCATTTTTCATATCAAAATACCCCAATCCATAAACCGATACCATGTAAAATTCCAATTGGAAACGCAATTGCGCCAGCTAGCAATAATAACCATTGTTCTGTTTGAATGCAAGTAAATACATGGAATAACCATGCTAAGTCTGACACTATAGATAGACTGAGAATTAGAACATAAGATTTGAATATCGAGTTATTTTGTGACATTTTGTTTCTCCAAGTTTTAGTTAATACTGGTAAATTATACCTTATTTACCCGTATTGTCAATTACCATCTAATGTGAATAATCTCATATGGTAAGTTAAATTTAACATCATATCCTACAGAAGTCAATTCATTCGTCAATGCTGAAAACACATATTCTAGTTTAGGCTTAGGAAAGTATTGACTTAAATGGTCAGCATAAGTAATTGAAACGCCGTTATTGCCCATCGCAGCTGCTTCGGTAGTCATCACATTAACTTGATTAGATAAGTTCTCTAAGATGTTATTCATTTCACGCTTTCTAATTTTAGCGTATCTGAGCATACATTCACGAGTTTCTGCTGCTGAGTTGAATGGTGATTCTTTACTAGATTGCGGTATTGCGAAATTAGCCGAATTACCGAAGTATCTATCTAACAATTCTTCGGCATACTCAAAACTACATAAAGATTGTTTAGATAAATAATCTGCTAATTTTCTAATGTGTAAATTACTTCGTGGAATACCTGAAACATATTGAATTCCACCTTGCGGAGACCTTTCAAAATAACCAGTTCTGGCAGTATGAGCTTTACTCGCATTATCCAAAGCACATCTAGCGTCAACTACAAAACCTACAGGAACTCTTGCTTCATAACAATCTTCACCATTAAAATTAACCGTTTCAGATTTAAAAGTCACAGAGGTTAATAAATCTGCTAAAGCTGTTACTAATTCTTTATTATTCATCTTACACCTCAACTAATTCGGTTTGTGTCACCATTCGTAGTTCGTATTCTTTTTCTGATAAGTCGTAAACATAATCAGAAGCTCTAGCTAAGATGACATCATCTTTAATTCCAAACTCATAAACATAATCATTCCCATATAAAAAATGAAAATTATAATTTACCTTAAATACGTTAGGTAATTCATCCGTCGTGGTAAAAATAGCTTTATCTTCAAACAACTCTAATAATTTTAATTCGTTCATTTCACTCTCTCAAAATTATAAATAAAAACTCAGTGGAAACAGTATATTGCTTACCGCCACTTTTAAATACTACACCATCAATTTCTCCTGGAATTTCAACACCTAATGGATTATCTAATTTAATTTTACCAACATGAATTACCTCAACCGCCTCTTTAGAATTCTTCCAAGTTTCACCACTAAAGATTTCCACTTTGTTGACAATTAAATTATCAAGACTCATAAATGTGTTTATCTGATTCATTTCACTCCCCTAAACAATCACATTCTTAGCATGTTCAATTATAGCAATCTTATGTTCGTAAGGATAGTTAAATCCTTGCATTTCATGTTCAATGAGCGAAACCAACCTTCCTACCGTATCAGTCAGTTTATCAATCCTAATTGTAGCTATTTCGCAACCGTTATTAGCATCTTCAATAGTTGAATCCTTATCTGATAACGAATCGTACAAATTGTTGATTAAATCGTCTTTTTCGTTTAATTCAGCTTTCAAGTCTAAGTTTTCTTGTATCAAGTTAATCGCATCTAAGGTGTTCATTATTTACTCCTACGTTTCATACTTTCAATTTCTTGTGCAATAAGTGTATCGGCTATTAACCAAGCGTCGTAACTAATGTGACCGTTTGTTCATCCTTGCCTATATTGTGACGGATATTTTCTAAGTCATATATTACGTCTGGGACATTTATTTTACTTAAATCTACAACAAAATTCATTTCCATTCTCCAAACCTAATCAGGTAAATCTGTTCGTACCATCATTTCTTCCATCAATCTAAACAATCGATTTCTAGCATAGTCACCACCATCGTTTTCAGTTGAATCAGTGGTTGTTACAAATTGTTGTAATTCATAGAACTGATAGTGTAACTGTGATTTGGGTATATGTCTAGTGATAATGCTTTTACGAAGTTTTTGGATGTTCTTCTTGATTTCGGTTTTTGTCATAACCCCTCCACATTTTAAACACCGAATCTTGTTGAGTAACTTCTTCGTCGTCATCAACCCAGTCTAAATCATTCAAAATAGCCCAATTCAAATCAATCGATAATTGCAATCCTGCGCCATGTTGTTTGCAAGCATAGATGATTGAATGTTTAATATCGTAATCTTTACTCATTTTAACACCTTCTTCTGCGTATACATAAATGTAAATTTAGATATAAATTCATCATAAGGTCTGATTTCGATAACCTCGCTTTCAATATACTGATATGCCACAGTGACCAAAACACCTCTTTTACCAAGAGCGATAACTCTAACATCTTCATCATCATAAGTCCAAATCTGGTTTTCTTCTACTCGTGGTAAAGGTCTACTCTCCTGATAATGCTGATAATCAGGATTTCCAACACGATTTCCTTTTTTATCAAACCACACTGTCATAATTGCGCCAATATCAGCCTCTTTAGGAGCATAATCCCAGTTTAGTAAGTTACGGGTAACTTCTTTTGCAACAAAATCAGTAATCAAAACCCTCAACTCTTCTTGAGTTCGATGCTTCCAGGTATCTAAGTTGCTAAGTTTAATCGATAATTCGTACACATTTTGTGCTGATAAACCTACTGCAACCTGTGCTGGTTTATTTGCTTCTAACCAATCATTTACTAATTTAGCGCGTTCATTAAAAGGTTTAGTTTTGCTATCTAAAACTAAAGTCAACAACTCAGTTACTTTTTCATTATTCATAATTTTCTCCTATAATTTACCAATTTATACTGAAATATAATACCCTAGTATCTTCTTTGTACTCTCGATTTGAAATAGAATAACCTTTGTCAGTTAATTCTACGATAAGTTTAGCTTCAAAATCAACTTCATTCAAGTGCATTTTTATAGGAATATAGTAATTACTACCACCTACCCAGTTACTTTCATCATAACTACAATCAAAAATAACTTTAACGTTATGTTGCTTTTTAAAGTGACGATTAGACTCAATAATTGCATTAGCCAAATTTCTAATAACTCGCTTAACAGATTTATCTACAGTTGTTTCGTCGTCTAGGTTAAGCGACGATAAATCTTTAGCGTTAGGTATTGTAACATTGCGTTTGAATACTTTGTTTATGAAATTCATTTTAACTCACCTTGCTTAACCATATATCCACAATAAAACCCAACTGATATAATCAATATACCAACAAACATTCCCAATAGAAAATTATCCATTTTAATATACCTTATATGTTGAATAGGTAACCTCTACGTCCCTAACAATGTGAAACATCTTAGTGCATTCATCGCAATTTACTTCACCTTCATTTGAGAATTCTTGTGAATCTTGGTGTTTATATCCACAGTAAGGACAAATAATTTCACTTTCGTTTGTGGTGTCTGAGTCGTAATTTATCATCTGTTTCTCCAATAAGTTTAATCGCTACAACAAGAGTCGCTACAACAAGAGTCGCTGTCACATGAGCTTGATGAGTAGCTACTATACGACGAATCACTATAAGCTGTTGGTGTGAATGTGTCAACAGAACTTCTTACTGGTGAATTGGCGCTTGTAACAGGCGACGATTTGCTAGTTACTGATGTGGAAACCAAACCATTCCTAACAGGCTTCTTTTCACGAATGTCGTCTTTAGAACCTAGTCTAGTTTTTAAATAAGCGTTTGCTTTCTCAAGTTCAGCAATTTCTCTTTGTTGCTTATCAATCCGACGTGCTGTTTTTGGCATTAAAAATTTTAATAGTTTGTTCATTTTTGGTACTCATTAAAAGGTTAAATAAAGCCGAATTTAAGCTCGACAGCTAGAGTGTTACTAACGTAGTGACGGAATTCCCGTTAGCCTAAAGTGTGTAGCGTTGTTTCGCCAATGCTACCAAACGTGCCGTAATTTCAGCAACGGTTCGTACTGTTGTGTAAAATCCCAGTCGTTTTCACATTCTGACTTCTTGCACAAGTAGCCTAAGTGTTGCTGGTCAAAACTTCATGTAATAGCCTAGGTTACATGAAGTTCAATTATTTAGTGTGACAGACAGGACTCGAACCTGCATAAATTCTATTATGAGTAGAAGGCATTAACCTGATTATGCTACCGTCACATTGCAATGTATTATAAACCAGCTAAGTTTGTGATGAAAAACTCGCCTTTAGACAATTATAATTCACTTAGCTAGTTTATTTCAATAACCTAATTATTAAAATAGACTCTCCGATATAACCCTCGGAGATACGGGTAGGGTTTTTAAAATGAAATTAGAAGATTTGTTATTACTCACAAATCAGGAGGATTAACACCAAGTTTTACTTCCACAGTGTGAAGAAGTTATAAAAGAGGTGTTCAAATTTAGACTCTTTGAACAAGAGTTTGTATAATTTAAATCTTACGCTTACCAGCTTTAAACCGCAAGACATCTTTTTCAGGTGATTGCCAATCTTTACCTTGCATAGACCCTTTTCTAGCCGCTTGACGTTTAACTTTAAAAGTACCTAAACCTGTGATACGCAATCCACCATTGTACGATAATTCAGTAATTGCGTCTGTAACAGCATCTACAATGCGATTCATCTCAGCGTTGCTTAGTGGTAATGGTAGTTTTGTTGTTTCAGCCAGTTTTACGGTAGCTAGTGAAACTAAGTCTTGTTTGTTATTCATGTGAATCCTTGTTAATTTATATTAGGTTAGCCGATAATTAACCCGTCGGCGAAGCGGGACTCTTAGCTTGGAGACTAAAAAGGAATGTCGTCAGCGTAATCAGCCGTTGCGCCTGTATTAGCCGATGCTGGTACTGGTTGTGCTGTACTTCCAGCGTCACGTCTAGCAGGTGGTGGAGGTTGTACTTCGTTAGAACCTTCATAAGGTGGTTCAAAGTCTTTAGGTTTAAACTCAGCGACTACGATGTAACCGTTTTCATCAACATCTGTACGCAACCAGAAAGGCTTACCTTTCGCATCTGCGTAAGATTTAAGATTGCAGTTGCCGTTAGCATCAATAGCGTTAATTGCAATCAAAATTGATTTTAATTGCCCGTTGGCAATGTTTCGCGCTTGTTCTGATGTAGGATGAGCTACGTTGCAAAGTAGCATACGAGTGGTAATAACCTTGCCTTTGTACTCACCTTTATAACCCTCAAACTTAAACTCAGGGTACTCATTACCTTTTTGAGTTTTTTTATCTTCAATATCTGTGATAATTACATTGAACCAACCTAAGTTAAGACGGTTTGATACACCTGCTTCTTGTACACCAGTAAAGTTTTGATTTAAAAATGACATAATATGTTTCCTTTTGGTTAGTTACCAGCTAGATGGATTGTAACTAGCTGGTTTTTGTTTAGTTTTTAAAAGCCGTCCTTTCAGACTACTTAATTTCCAAGCGTTGTGATGATGTCAATACCGCACCTTGCACATCTTCACCAGATTTAATTTTATCACCTATCAGCTTCTTGTCAACTTTTATTTCTGTTACTTTGTACTTAACATCTGCTGGTAGCGATTCTTCATCTGTGATGACCACTTTAGCAGGGTTGTTTCGCAGTGTCAACATAATTTCATCTGACTTGATAGATTTTTTATCTAATTTTCGCATCTCGTTTAAAAGATACTCGCGCAATTTGTCAATCTTATTCTCGGTAGCTTTAGCGCGTACTTGCAACCGTTTGGTAGCTTCTTTAACTCCAAGAAGCTCATGTTCTAAATTTCCAATGTAACGCGCGACATTTAACGCCTTGTTGTCAAATTCATGAGTTATATTGGCTAATGTGTTGCTAATAATAGCATCTTTATCTGCAATGTCAACATCTTCTAATAAATTAGTTATGTTGTCAAATGCTAATTGATATTCGTATGATATTTCGTATAGTGAGCGTGACATGGCAGTTCCTATTTGCTAGATTTTAAATATACATCAACGGCTTTTCTGCAATCTTCATTACCGCAGAAGTCTTGTTTTTCTGCAATAGAGGTAGGTACATTCATTGAATTGTTTTGCCAATATACAACACCTTTTAAATAAGAAATTGTTAGCATGATGAATACTAACATCAATACGCCAAATATAGAAAAGCCTAATTGTAATTCTTTCATTTTAATTTCTCCAAAAAGCCGAGTTGTGACAACTCGGCTACTCATATTTAGTCAACAAACTCAGGTGTTTGCACTTCTGTGATAGCTTCTTCAACCGATTGTTCAGCGATTATTACAGGTTCAACTCCATCTACAGGTAACGGATACTCACGATTGATAAAATCTTTACCTGTAGATTCTTTAATCTTCGCTGCAATTGCGTTCCACCCGATGTGTTTAGGAATAACAATAGGTTCAATGTTTTCTAACCCGTAGCGATTCTTAGCTTCATAACGTGGATTTTTGTTCACACCGATGACATATTTCACTCCATCAGTCATATTAGCAACTTTAGCAGAATTCTTACCTTCGCCAATTTTAAACGTATTGAATGGCGCGTGCATATAACCTGTCAAATCTACATACTGACGCAATAAATCTCTTGCGCCTAAGAACTTGCCGTTGCGTGGTGAATACAATGCACAATCTGTGTAAGTATATTCTTCTCCCATCGCAATATCTTTTTCAAGATAGCTGATTGAATGTGCAATAATAATCACATTGATGCCGCGATTTGAAAAGTATTCTAATCTGCGAAGCAACTCAGATACCTTTTCTGCCGCTGAGTTGTACGCGCTAGAATAACCGTTGATTGCAGATTCCATCGTTACATTGGCAGGATTACCTGGTAAAAACTTCTTATCTGAACGAATAATTTTATCGTGAATAAGACGCTCAGTTGCTGTGATAGAATCTAAAACAATAGATTTAATTTCTCTACCGTCTGGTAGAACTAAACCGTTTTCTTCGCTGTAGCAATTAACCAAGTCTTTCAGCACATTAGTCAATACGTCAAAATCCCGAATAACTTGTGGTAAAATAGCCACTTTCTCAGGGTCTACGTCCGTATAACCACCTTCAGTTGGAATCAACAAGGGTTTAGGAGCTGAACACGCTAGGGTTGTTTTACCCATTCCTGTCGCGCCATAAATAACCGCTTTGATACCTGTTTGTTTGTTTGTTTTTGTAATTTGTGATAGTAATGACATTTTGTTTCTCCAAGTAAGTTTTAATGTGAGTTGAATACGAACTCTACATTTTCAAATTGCAGTTTAAGTAGGTACTGCGTTTAACCTGTAAAAGATTCTAAAGTTTGTAGTGCGCTTTGTCAAGCATTATTTCGTAGGAATTTTAGGTTTAATAATACGCTCCCACCATTCTGAGCCATCATATTCACTTCTAATAGCCCAAGTTCCATCTGAGAACCATAAATTACCAAATAATTCTTGACATCCATAACCAGCGTCATATTCAAAATCCAACGATTCTAAAAATTTAATCTTTTCAGCTTGATTGAATCTTTCAAATAATACCGACATGCTATGTAATTTAGAATCCCAATAAGGTTCATATCTAACCTCAGCCGCGATAAGTATTAAATTGTTGTCGCTTAAAAAGTCAAGTATCTCTTCTTTAGCGTTCATAGTTACCTCCTAAAACAATTTTTTCTGCTTTTATCCAATTCCCAAGTGCATCGTCGTCAGAACCGTTTAACCACAAGTAATACGCTACTTCAGCAATACTTAGTTTAGATACTTCTTTAGGTACTTCGCGCAACGCACTTGGTAGCTCAACAAGCCCGACTCTAGTCAACCTTCTCATAAAATTCCTCGTAAAACAAAATACAACCAACCTAACACCGCTGAGGATAACCCAGCAGTAACTGTGATACTTTCAATAATCATATAGCTCTATCTAAAAAGGTGCATCTTCGTCATCAAAAATATCCAGCAATTCTAATTCGTTGCTGATGTCATCGTATTCATCAATTTCTGGGAAATCTTCGGGCTGGTCGCGGCGGATAATTTTTTCGTCCATGATAATAGTTAGGTTAAGTTGTAAAAGCCGTAACATAGCATGAATAATTGGTTTTTGTCAATAGTTAATAACTAAAAATTTAACTTTCAACTTTTTCAAACTCCACAGATTCAGAATAACATCCGTTTGAACTACCGAACCATCGAATTGTGATACCGCCTTTAATCGTGTTTAATTTGTAAAAAGTCCAAGTGTAAGATTCATATTGTGATTCATCAAAGTCATTAGGCGTTTCACCATCAACTTCTTCAGCTACTAGAATTTCACTATTTAAAATATCATCAATATCACCACAGAGGTCTTCAATATCAACTGATTCACAACAATCTTGATAATGATACATTTTGTAAATAGAACCGTCTGAACATTTAAATGTGACTAAATCTGAACTATAACCTAATCCTTCTACAGATGTTATTGTTTTACCTTTTAAATCGCTAAAGTTTGTCATTTTTGTTTCTCCAAGTGTGTTGTTACTGCGAATGTATTATTTCATTTTGTACTACGTTTTGTCAAGTCTTTTCAAGCAAAAATAAATATTCTTGATTATTATTTTCCTGATTAACCCACTCTTTCGTCCAATTCATAGCAGACATCACATTGCGCTTATAATCAACAACGACTGTTTTAAGTAGTTTGCCGTTATTATTTAGGATTTCGAGCATTGTATCAAGCGTGATAATTCCATTGTTATTATAACTCACTATCACATATTCAGCATTCACATTGGTCACCAGCTTACGCATCGCATCAATCGCGTAAGTACCTCGATAATCCTCAAACGGACAATCAAAATTATCTCGTGAGTCAACTCGACGTTTAGCCTTGCCAAATAACTCAGGCTTGTCGTTTAGGACTATAGTCTTCCAGATGTGATAATAAGAATCATAACGTATGCGTGAGGAAGGCATCTTAGCATTACTGCTGCCATAAGGACTATCAAAATATGCTAAGTTGTGATGCTTCCCAATAGCGTCAAACACATCACCTTTAATCACAGTATGTTGCTTATCAGTAAGTTTGATGTCTGGTACACGCAAAATAGCGTCTTTATATGAGCGTGACGACCATTCTTTCAAATAGCTAACTTGATGCCCTAGTGATGAATCAACTGCGTCCATAGCAAGAATTAAGCTGGTTAGTGCGACTGATTTAGTCACATTATCTAAGTTGAGATTATCAATTTCTGTACGGATAGCGTCTAGCTTTTTGGTATTGTGACGTTGCCAGATGCGTTTTAAGCCGTCTGGTTGGACGCTGGACTTAGTATCGGCATAACCACCGTAGTTTGCTGTAAACCAGCCGTCAACGGGTTGTAAGGCGTTAAGATGGCTGATTAACTCTTGGTGGTTATTTGAGGGTGATTGTAGATAGCAAGTAGTAGGTGACGAAGTTGGTTGTAAGTAACAAGTAGCTAACACCTCAGACAACGGTGATACATCATTGCTAGTCACAGTGTAGCCTGAATAAGCCAATGCTTGCGATACCCTTGTTGAACCTGAGAAACCGTCTAAGACAGTGTTTACGTTGTCAGGAATCAAGTCTAGGATTGCTGGGAGTAGCTTTAGTTTGCTACCTGCGTATTTTACGGATTGCGTCTTTATTGTTTTCATTTAAGCAACCTACTATTAGCAATTTCGCAGTATTCACTAGAAACATCACAACCTAAGAAATCTCTACCTAGCTTTTTGGCAACAACTGCTGTTGTACCACTACCGATAAATGGGTCAAATACTAAATCTCCAGCATTACTCCAAGATGCGATATGGTCTTGAGCAAGTGTTTCTGGGAATGGCGCGTTATGCGCTGATTTTTCATTTTTACCGACATCATAATAAAAAATATTCGGATGTTGTTTTTCAGCATTAACGATTGTTTTTTCATCACGACACCTTTCGCTATAAGTAGATTCGTTCTGTTTAGCCGAACTTCTATTTCTAATCGTACCTGCAGTAGCTGATGGAATTTTAATAGGATTGAATGTTTTAATCTTACCTTTCACAAATATAAACATATATTCAAACGCTTGTTCATACCTACGGTGAGTTAATGGCATGTATGAATTTTTAGCGTATATCATTGTATCATGTAATTTAAAACCAGTTTCAATGGCGAATAACGCTTGCTTAAACGAAGTGCCTGATTCAGAACCTTTGATTGTAGAATCATTCACAATCCATACTACTGTTCCGCCGTCTTTGGTAACTCGGAATAATTCAGAAATGACATCTTTCCAAACTTGTTCATTAAAAAATGAAATGTTACCGTCATATAAACGAAGATTATCATAAGGCGGCGATGTCACAGTTAAATCAATGTGATTATCGGGTAGCTTTTGCATAAAATCTACGCAGTTTTCATTGTAAATTTTGTTTATTTGTGACATTTGTTTCTCCTAGTTGTTTGTAGAAAGCTACTCCTTGTGAAAAGTAGCTTTCTTTGGTTGGGTTATTGACTAAGAGCCAATCTAAACTCTCTAATTGCAGATTCTAACAATTTTAACTTAATGCAAAAATCTTCTTTTGAATCAAAATCAGTACGATGTAATCTAATTGAATTATTACAATCACTAATTTGTAAATACGTTAATTTTTTCTTGCGTTTCTCCCACGGAGATTTACCATGAAAGCAGACTACGTTTCCCGTACTGGGATGATTTTCTGGGTTTAGCCAAGTTTGCGTTTTGTATGTCATGTTTATACCTCATATTGCTCTAGTAAATGCTTGCTAATCCTATCCTGTGCAATCTTAAAATACGTCTCATCTAACTCACAACCTATGAACTTACGGTTGGTGTTAAGAGCTGCGATGGCGGTAGAGCCTGAGCCGAAGGTGAAGTCAAGGACAGTTTCGCCTTCTTGTGAGTAAGTTCGGATAAGATATTCTAATAAAGCTACAGGTTTTTGTGTTGGGTGAAGTGTTTTACCTTCAGATTCAGCAGTTTTGAAATACTGAATCGCTTTAGGGTAACGTAAACCATCGGGAGAACCATTCCTAAATAATGGATTAGGTACATTGTTTAAAACCTCAGTGGCAGAACCTTTCTTACCAGGTCGAGGTTTATAGCTTTCACCTTGTACCATTTGAGGGTAATAATTAGCTTTTTCACCGCTTGATGTGAACACTAAAATATCTTCAAAATTCTTTAACGGTTGATTCTTTACCTGTACAAAGTTACTTGACTTTGATTTCTCCCATACCCACTGATATTTAAATCCTTTTAGATTTGAACAGATTAACTTTGATGTGAAAGGTTGTGTACCGTGTAATACGATAGGTGTATTAGTTTTACAAATTCTATTTAACTGTTCCCACATAATGTCAAACGGAATCAAAGTATCCCAGTCACAATTAGTCACTTGAAACGGAATATCTGTTAAAACCATATCGACGCTATTAGAAGGCAACGTCCGCATAAATTCAATACAGTCACCGTGGTGTAGGTTAATCATTTTTGTTTTCCTTTGTAGTGTTGATAAGGACGTTAATGATTTAACGTCCTTAGTTACTTATTAAATATAACTTTTATCTTTTAACAATTTGGTCACGAATGAAACATTCCATTTCATGTTGTATCCTGACCATGCGTTTTCATTGGCAGTCGGTGTTTATTTCATATAAGACTTAATAAACTCAATTTCAGAAATACCTAATCTAAACCATTCACCATGTACATGACTTCCTTTTAATTCTTTATGTAGCTCTCGTTCAACATTCTTTTCAATAACCAAGATTAGTTCTAAGTCTGCGCCAGTTGCAACTTGTAACTGAATAATTCTTTTACCAACATCAATCGATTTACCTATTTTATGTAATCCATTAGATTTATTATATACAAGATAGGTATGTATGATGGAAGGAATATCTTTGTTTGCTAAAACTCCAATATAGTGACACATTTCTGTCTCAATGCAACCAATTAGCATCGGAGAGATATTTTTATAACTCTTTAGAACTTTTATCTTGTCTTGATATATATTTCTAAATTCTCTGATTGTCATATTTAAATAATCATCACTCATGCTTTCTGAAACTTCATTCATTAACCGTAATGCCACTGAATCGCTCGTAATATCTAACTGCATTTTAAAACTCCTAAAAATAGAAAACCCCTACCAGAAACTAACCGCCAAGTTAATATAGTCATTTAAGATTATAAAGCGTTTCTGATAAGGGTTATGAATATATTAACTTTGGCAAAACAGATGCTACAGCAATTAGTAAAGTTTGTCAACCGTTTAAATAAGATTTAACCGCATCACATTTAGAAATGTTCAATTCTTTTTTAGCGCGAGTTATCGCAACGTAAAGTAGGCGAGATTCTTCTTCAGACCACTGCTTATCATGCTTTGACGGGTAGTCCGAATACAGCGTAACATTGTCAAATTCTGCCCCTTTGGAAGAATGCGCTGTCACACACGACACATCTGCCTTGTCAGCACTCACACACGCACGCAACGCCTTCACAATTTCAGGAATCTCATCCAGCTTCTTCGAGATGTAATTTACAATCGCTTTGTAATTTTCCCCTTCCCTCGAATTCGAATAGATAAGTAGCGACTTAAAATCCTTAAACCGCTTAAACGCCCAATAATTCGTAGTTCCACCCTTGTGAATACAATAAATAGCCTCCAATTGAGCTATCTGCTCATCCGCTCCACCAATCACATGGCACTTCTTACCGATATTGTGCATTCTTAAAACAACGTCAATTATACTAGCATTCGTCCGCGTAATTACCGTAAATGGATAACGGTTTTTAGTCACGATGCTTGTGGACTTACTAGGCAACGTCTGCATCGGCGTAAACATCACGTCAGCCATCATTTTATTCACCAAATCAGCTACCTGATAACCGAAGCGAAAGCTGCATGACAACGTACCACGATGCTTCACATTTACCACGCTCATAATGTTAATGGTGTTGCGAAACGAATAGATGTTTTGCAATCTATCGCCGACATAGATTTTTTGGCAAACCTGTTGCAAACTGATGCCATATAACACACCATTCGTGTCTTGCACCTCGTCAAAAAGTATTGCATCGTAATTTAATGTAGGCTTAGACAACCCGTACATCTTTAGGTAGTTATCGTGATTGACTGCTAATTTACTGTCCACATCACAAATCTTAGCCCACAGCTTATTACTTAACTCCACCCAATGACGCTTCTTAGCTTGTGTCTCGTGTGACAACTCACCATCTTTAAAGATGTCTGGTAGGTGTTCCTCTGTGATAACCTCATCAGCAGTTGTGCAAAAGTTATTCACCGCGTCAATTGCAATCCTAGCCGTCTTAGTATCCGTGTGTAATTCTTTGCTTGCAATATAAGCGTTAAGATTGCCTAAGCGTTTAGCGTACTTATAGCCTATCGCGCCAAACGCAATCGAATGAATCGTCTTACAGGTGGTGTTTTTAGGAAATGTCTCAGTGGCTTCAGTGGCGACTGATTTGTTGTATGCAATATACAAAAAACGCTTATTCGGCTGACTCTTTGCTATCTCGCGCAATGTGGTACTTTTTGAAGCTCCGCTAAGGGCTTCAATAAGCAAGTCCTCACCTGTTGCTGCAAGGCTAATGCAATTTTCTTGTTCTTCGGTTAGTTTAAACATTAGATTCCTATGGTAAGTTAGGCTAGGTACTAAGTACAGCTACCTAGCCTAAATAACAATTATCGCACAGTTGCTAACAGCTTATCAACCACATCCGCTAATAACAAGCAATCAGCATCAAATCCATCCGATTCATAGTCGAATTTTAAACTTTTAAACTGCGAATCCTCAGTCAAAGTAAATTTAATACCTTCTAATTCTAAACCTAAAGATGTCACCTGTAAACCATCAGCAATATGCGATTTAATCTCATTGCATGATAAATCATGTCGCTTATACTTTATTGATGAATCTAAACCTAATAATAACGCCGAATCACCCACAATCAAGCCTTCAGGTAAGGTATCACCTTTATCAACCCAATCAGTCATTTTGAATGTTATGTCTTCGATGTTGTATAGTGTTGCTGTTAGACCGCCTAAAGCTACGCGTAACTGTGAAACTAACTCCTCCGCGAGTTTTAACGAACTGGTATTCACGACAATCGTATTATCTGTGATGTACGCCTCAGTAACTTTGCTTGTTGGAAAGGCTTTTGCAAGTAACTCAAAATGAACATTTGATTTAATTGTGTCTTTCTCAGCTTTAGTTGGATGAAACGGTAAAGACTCAATCCGTTTGTTAATTTCTTCGCGTAGTAACCCAGCAGGTACACGCTTAGTTTCGGTTTTAAGGGCGATGTGGTGGTGAGTGTTTGTATCGGTGTAGACTAGCTCGCCTTCTACTGGAACAAATCCTTGTGAGACTTCTTGTTGCGCTGTGCATGGTGTGAAGGTGTTAGCTGATAAGTCAAGTGTGTCAATAGGTGTTTCTAATAGAAATGCAGTAATATTTTTGAACATGGCGATTCTCCAAGTAGTTAAAGTTTATCTAGCTTAATGATACTAGCTATTATAAGTGATACTGTTACAAAAATTTCTCGACAAAAACTCCCTTATCGAGAAAACATTAGCTGATTCAAAGCGTTTTCATGGTAGGAATGTAGAGTTCTCCTGTAGGAATTTAAGTTTGATAAATTGTACTACATCACATTATGTAGTACAAGATTTTATTTTAAAATTATTTCACACTATCGGTAAATTTGAAAGTTTTTACTCAGAACTTTCTGAAACTGATTTCTAGTTAATCTGTTGGGTATTTGGTTGATATGTTATTTGAATATCTTAATTTTTGAGCTGCGGACATTTTAGCTTTTGTTTCTTCTGACGCTGGAGGTCTGTTGTTCCTAGCGATTTTCATCTTAGCTTTATGTTCGTCAGTCATAGTTTTAGCAGCTTCTGACATTTTTGCTTTAGTTCCTTCTGATTTTGGTCGTCCTTTATTAGCTTTTGATATTTTAGCTTTCGTTTCTTCTGAAACAACATTACCAATTTTACACGCTGACAACTTAGCTGAAATTTCCACTTTAGTTTCATCTGACATATTTTTATGAACTTCCGACATTTTAGCTTTAGTTTCTTCTGTATGTTTTCTACCAGTATTCGCTTTTGATATTTTAGCTCGTGTTTCTTCAGACCTATTTCTTGCAGCTTCTGATAATTTAGCTCTTGTTTCTTCAGAATGTTTATGACCTGACATCCCATCTCCACCATTAGTCACATTAACCAGTTTTACTCCTCCAGCGCGTAAAGCTGCGATAAGTTTAATTTCCAAATCTAAAGCATGACTTTCAGAGCGACATAACATAGTTCTAACGATGATGTTTTCTTTTCCGTACTTAGCGATGATGTTACAATGATGTGGATTATTTTCACGGGGAATTCTTTTGATTCTTTTTGCATTTCCCTTCCCAACATAAAAAGGCGGCTGTCCAGCAAGCGAGTGGGTATAAACGTAGTAATCTTTTTGAGTTCTAGTCATTTGCTTTGATTCCTTTATAGTAATTAGGATTATTGTGATTAGTATTTACTAAAAGCAGAAACCTTACTAAAGGGCTTGTCGGTCGCGCAACCTATCTGCATTTAGACATTAAATCACGAAATTACTATAAAGTCAATGGTTTATTTTAATATGTCACATTAAAATCTACCTAAGTCTTAATTGTTTACTCGTTCATTTTTATTTTCTCCAAAGTTAATTTATTTATAAATTTGTACTCGACGGTAAAGTTTGTGAATCTTTAACCTCATTGTCAAAATTACGAATAGCTATCGCTGACATTTGTTTCCTAAATTCAGAACGTTCTTTAAAAACTTTTTCTAACCATTCTTCATCTTGAGATTTTACACGTTCAGAAGATTTTATCGTATTTAATAACATTTTATTTCTCCAAAGTTAATACGGGTCGTTCATATCATCAACTTTGGTATCATAATTAGCATCAACGTACACCGCGAATGCTTTTTCATAATCAATTTCTAATTTTGAACGTAGTTCTTTTAGTTCATCTTCAGTAATCTCACCTTTCACGAATTTAAGCATTAAGTCCGAGTTCATGTCATTCTCGTCAAGGTAGTTAGCATCGAATTCATCTTGCAATAATTCAATGACGAATTCGCTAAGTTCATTTGGTTCTGGTTCGTCCATATTATAATCTGGAAGGTTGTGTGACATTGTGTTTCTCCAAGTTAAATCACATTTGTTAATTTCAAAATCCCAGCAATCAAGGCTAGGGCTGTTGTAAATCCTAGTGCGAAGGACGTTTCGCTATCAGGAAGTGTTAAATTTTTAAAATCTTTTTTGATGGTAGGTGATTGTTTATTGCTGTAGAGTCTATCTATTGTCATTTTAAAAAACTCCTCGAATGTTAGAAATTAAAGAATCTCTTAAATTTCGCGCTTGTGTGCAATAACTATCGCTTACTAACAAGTCAAGAAATACCGCAAGTTCATCTTCTGATAACTCAAAGTAAAACTTTTTCTCGGTTTTCGTTGTTAATTTCATAATTCACCTCTAATGTCATTTTCGATTAAATTTTTAACGTATGTGGAAAGATTCATGCCCATGCTATGCGCGTGTGCGGCGTATTGCGCGTGCTTTTCATGGCTTAAGCGCACGGTGAGAGTCTTCGATTTATTTTTCATTGATAGCTCCTTATTTATAATGTGTGATAAGTGTACTACGTTAGTTGCCAAGATTCAAGTTATTTATCATTATGTCCGCAGGTAATACCACAAACAACGGTAACCCAGTCCCACTGCGCTTAATCAATACGCCTCTATGATAGCGCATAATCGTGATTAAATCTACGTCTTGGTGCAGCGACGATAGCATTTTCGCACGACGGATTTCAGTGAGAAGGGAGATTTTCATGGATATATTGTCTGCGTTGGGAGAATGAAATCTTGTTTATGTTTAGTTCTTTACTTAGACATCCGCAGGATTTTGCAGTTCCATTTTTCGCAGCTTTAACAGAAATAATCTTTTCATTACCACAATCGCATTTGAATAACCATTTAATAGAACTTCCATCTCTTTCAGAAGTAGGTTTAATAGCTAAAAGTCGTCCAAATCTTTCACCTGTAACATCTAATGCACAACTTCTTCCTAATTTAACAGCTTTTTCTTTTTGTAAGCATCCGCATGAGTTAGTTCTACCTTTTAATAACTCGCTTATAACAACCTTAGATTCATTACCACAATCACATTTGCACAACCATTTGACGTATGCACGATACCTTTCATCTGTAGGTTTTATTGCTACAAGTTTTCCAAATCTTCCCCCTGTGATGTCTATTACCTGAGTCCTTCCATTTTTCACTGCCGATTCTTTTTGTAAGCATCCGCAAGATTTTGTACGACCACTTTTAAATCTATTAGTAAGGATGGTTTTTTCGTTACCGCAGTCGCATAAACATCGCCATCCAAATTGTTTCTTATTTCCGATACGCTCGCTACTTTCACCTAAAACTACTAATCTACCAAACCGTTGTCCAGTTAAATCAATTTTTTTTCCCATTTCATTCTCCAAAGTTAAGCACGTCCTTGTGCGTCATTTACCTAACGCTTGCTGATAACTAACTGATACCCTTTTTTCTCAATTTGTGACAAATTCAATCTTCCATGCAACTCCTTCGTTTTCTTATCCCCGCTTGCAACAACCGACACATTATAACCTCTGCTAACCAAGTCCTGCGCCGTAAATGGCTTAACATCAGACAAAGCCATCTTAGATTCAAGTTTAGCCAATCGCTTAACATCAGCATGTGACAAATCCTTGCTAGTACGCCCTGCACCATTCAGATAGTGTTCGTTAGCCCATTGCGCTAAGTCTGCGCGGTTGTAATGCCAACGATTACCAATTTTGTCACAATCTAAGCTGCCGTCCATTCTAGCCGCGTTTAACGATGCCCCAACGTTAGTTTTAGGTTTAAGCGAGTTTTCCATTAAGATTTCTCTCACAAATAACTCAGCTTCGCGTGAGTTAAGTTCGTAGGGTTTGTTATTGCTATCCAGTAATCGGAGTGCGTTTTTTATTTCTATGGGTTGCGTGATAGTATCAGCAACCAGCGCGATGTCGGTAAATTCAACAGGCGCATTTACACTAATTGTAATAGACGCTTCATTAGCGGCTTTGCCGAATAATTTTTTAAATAGGTTCATAATTGTGTCTCCAAATTAGTAAGGTTTTTAGTGTACTACGCTTTCGCCAGTAGCACAACAGTTTATTCTACAATCTCGCCCATATCAGGAGTGTAATCCTCGAATTTGATACATTGTTTCCACTCAGTTATACATTTACTAGCGGTATAAGATGTATAACCAGAATCATAACACCAATAGTAATCGTCTTCAAATTTAGCGTAATGTCGCTTGTTCCACATTAGTTCGTCATCATTTCTAACCAAAACCTTGTCGTCAATCTTAAAATCTTCGTAAGGGATAACTTCGATTAAGTCTTTTTGACAATTGTCTTCACTAACCCACGTTTTACCGTACAGTGTCCATGTGGAATATATAGAATTACCTTTAATCACTCCTATTACGCCGTATTTAAAACCTACTCTCACAGAGATAATTTCTACGCTACGCCCATCGCGCGTACGATATTTCTTATTCATGTCAATTTTCATTTTTAACTCCTCTGTAACTTCTTCGATTAAATCAAAATCCTTATTCCTATCTACAAGAATACGTCCGTCCTTAGTCCAAGTATTATTTAATCCCTCATCAATAGCATATCCACTAAAGCAATATAATGAATCTCGGATACCAGTAATTTTAGCAATTTTACCATTTCTAGTGAGGTACTTCTTACCAACCTCTAGTTTCAATTTTTGCACATATTCACCTTCTAAATCTTTATTTGGATTCCATAGCTCAATTTTATCGGCGAAATACTTTTCGCCGTTAGACAAACAATACAATATTTGCAATTCGCTATTGCCATAATCAACACCTTCAATTTTATCAATTTTAGCTACTTCATTAGTCATACCAATGCTTTTTCTAATAATCACCAAATCACCAATGCTAAATTTACTCACAACTCACCTCTCAAAAAATCTAAACTTAATTTGTTGTCAAAACCTATCTTAGTTTCAGGTTTATATTTAGATACACGTCTACCCGTGTAGTTTATCTTAGTTGATTCCATTAAAGCTATCAATTCCGATTCTTTGTACAGATACATGCGATTATAACCTATTTTCACATATTGAAGTCCAGCAGTAGCTACTGTTTCACGATTCACACTATACCGTCTAGCTATTTCTGGCATAGACATTAAGCCTTCATGAATAAGGGCTTCAGAATAAGACTCTCTTTGTGCAATAGCAAGTAATGACTCGTAATAGTTGGTTGGGTGTATCTTATAAACAGGTTCTAAGCCATAGTTTTAATTCTGTAGCTTAATGTACGTCTTGCGATGCCTGTTTTCTCGCACATTGCTGTGATTGTTGTTAATTTGGTCATGGTTGCTCCATGTAGTAGTGTAAATTTATAATACTAATCACTCTACATTTATCAATTGATTTATTCATAATCGCGTATTGCTATACATACTGGAAACTGAGGTATTCCAAACGGTGTTAACGCAAAATATCGAATCGTTGCCAATTTACCAATATACTCATTTGGATGGTCAACTTGGTGTCTACGGTACTCGTCCGTTCCCCGACAGCGTGCCTTAAATCCTTCAAATTCCAACACTCCATTTCCTTCTTTGTCAATCGATACACCTGTCACAAAGTATTCAGCTTCTTGAAAATCCTTGTATTTGAACAGTGACGCTGAACGTGTGTGCTGGTAAGGGAATTCAGGAACACGAATCATAGTCCCTTCATACGATAATGATAGGTAATACCGATGAGATTCTTCAATTTCTGATTTGTTACGGCAGGCTTGTGGTACTGCCTGAATGAACGGTGAGTTTATTCGCTTTACCTCATTTTTGTACTTAAACAATCTGGAGGTAAATTGCATTTCTGAAACCACATCAAATATATGGAATTGTAGTTTCGGTGTCAACATATTCGGTTTTTTAACAGCTGATACAATTTCATTAAGCGGATAGCTTTCAAGCCATAACTCACCGTCTAAAATAACATTGGTATCTTTCAGCAACGCTTCAATGTGAGGAATCTTATAAAATTTACCTTTCCTTGATTGCAAACCCTTCCCTGGAATCCACAGGCATCGTACTCCGTCTAGTTTAGGTGATAAGAAAAGTGTTTCATTGTCAGGGACTCGATGTGGAACTTTCGTGTAATCCAATGAAAGCATTGGTGCAATCAAAGTGTCCTCATCATCTAAGGAGTATTTATATCCATCCCGCTCTACTTTCTTACGGTACATGGCTTCGCATTTAAGTACGGCTTGCTGCTCTGGAGTAGTTTCGTTAGCTTTACCAATGTTTTTACCGTAACAGTACGCCCAGTCTTCTTGAATTCGACCACCTTCTAACCCGTGATTCACGGTAATTAAATTATCGATTACATAAGCAAGCCAAATTCTCGTGTTTCCTTTACTATCACGTTTGTAAAGAGTTGTTATCATTTCACTTCCCCTAAGTTTATTTGAAAGTTTTTGTGACGACTTCGTTCGTGAAGCGAAATTCCTGCCGCTTATCACATTCGCCTGTATAATAAGTTATAACCCCATGATTATCCTCATAATCTGTAATGGTAACCGCCACCACGCGCGATAACTCCGCGCAATAGAATTCACATTTATCGCCAATAAGCAAATCTAAATTTTTGCCATGCGCGGGTGAGATAGGAAGCTGATAGTTTTCTTTAGACATTTTGTTTCTCCAAGTAAGTAGTGCGGCTTATTGTAATAACGCACTACGGGGTTGTCAATATTTATTTCAATTTATTCCTAGCATTATCATACTCCCGAATCTTCTCACGATTCTTTTCACGCCAAGCAGCGCGTGTAGCTTTAGCTTTCTCAGATTGAGCATACTTTTCACAATAAGGCTTTTGTCTCTCATATACTGTAGCTTTATTCCTAGCAACATATTCACGCTGCCTAGCGTTTTTACGCTCATTAGGTAATACTTGTCTCACATTAAGCCCAACCTGTGACAGTTTAGTTTTCTCAAGTATGTCGATTGCTTCAGGTTCATCAAGTAGAATTATCATAGTGTTTCCTTATATTTTTCAATTGTAGCTTTCGCTTGTTTGATTACAATAGTATCTGTGAGTTGCTGGAAATCATGCGTATTCACGACGCTACGCAAAGCCTCAAACAGCTCAGTGTTCGATGTTTTCAGTCGCTCGTTTTCTTCAAGAAGAAGCGGGGCGCGTTGGATTAGTTTTGCGTTGGCTTCGTCTGCACCGTTATAACTTCCATCATCACCACAAATTGCAACAGTATTGCCCATAGCATCTAAAATATAATTATCTTCCGCTACCCAAGGATCAGGGGCAGGTGTGTGTTTAATTGTCATTTTTTAACTCCATCAGTTGAAACTTCAAAACCACAGTCAACACAAACTTTCTTGTGATAACTGTCGCGTGTTGAGAATTTTTTATGCTTGCATTTTGGCTCGAATAAAACGTACTCGACAAATGCAAACACGATTAAAGGTAATCCGCACATGAGAAGCAAAGCGAACGCAAACACGATTAAAGGTAATCCGCACATGAGAAGCAAAGCGATTAAAATGTAGTCAATCATTCGATAACCTTCTCAAACTTCGCAAGCTCAGACTGTAGCCGTTCAATTTCAAGCATCATTGCTGCTAACTCACTTGCTAAGAAATGCCTAATATCTCTGCTGACTCCTTTCTCGTACAAAAAGGAATTGTAAAAATTCACAATGTCATATGTGTCTTGTGGATACTACCCTGGTATAATATGAACACTAAAATTCTTAATGTGTTCTTCTAGTTTAAATTCACTCACGATTGCACCCTCTCAAACTTAGCAAGGAAATCGTCAATGGGCTTGCTATATTCACCATTCCCGTTTGCATACTTAACGTAATCCTCCCAGCCGCCATTAACGTAAGTTCTGATAAACCCTAAGGCGGTGTAAATATCTCGGGTTTTTTTGTGGTAGTAGTCTTTGTCAACCTCAACTTTCGGCGCGGGTGGCTTAGGGCGTTTGTAACTAATCAAAAAGTTACTTCCATTATCAAGTATCATTCCATCTTTACAATAGTTCATAACAATCTCAACTTCATCAACGCGGCTTGGGATTATGTCCCAGCTTGGATCAAATAACTGCGCCTGTACGAAGGTTTGGGTTTTAAGGTAGCGTGAAATCTCATAACTTACGTCTTCCCACAATGATTTTCCAATGCACAAGTTCGTTACAATCGCTTCCGAAATATCCGAAACCTGCTTATCACTAAGCCCCACAACTACTGGCTCAAATTGCTGCGGTTGTACGAAGGTTTGGGTCACCTGCCATTTTTTGAAATCATTTACAAAACAATTGCATCGTGTTCCGTATCCGTAATGATGTTTACCAAAATCTATTATCTGCTCATCTGTAAACCCTACAGTAATTTCTTTAACTTCTGGTTTAACTAAATTCTGAGTTTTAGCCCATTCACGATACCCTTCAACAAACTCATCAAAAGTAGCTTTATACGGACATCTGTCAAATATACCGCGTAATTGGTTATCGGTAAGCTCTACAGCAATTTGTTCTTTTTTCATTTTCATTTCTCCAAAAATAATCTGGTTGAAATTAACCAGTGGTTAAAATTATATATTAGTGTTACTTGTACTACAAGCGTTATTTATAAAAACGACCTATGGTTTTAATTCACATCTTGCAAAATAAAGCTAGGTGTGTTTCTAGCTTCCCATGGGTGCAAATGTGTTCATTTTAAGTCCTCCTAAAGTATTTTAGTTAAAACCCATAAGACTCTACGGTACTTCTACTACTAAATGGTTCTATCGGAGGAAGGCAACACTCCGACTGTCTTTGTTCACAAACCACCAGCGCAGATTCTTTTGTATTGAATACTCCAAAAATCGTACCAATAGAGTCGCCTATAAGCCATCCTTCGGCTTGCCATTGCTCCGATTTTGCTAAGTATCTCACCCATGTACTCTGTCTGTTCATTTTATTTCTCCAAATTCATTCATAACTTCATCAATCTTACCTGCAAAATTTAAAATATCATCAAACTTAACTTTATCTTCTAATCTATAAGCAATACATTTAGCAAGAAGCTCTATGTTTTCAATCCTTCTTGTTAAAATACGAATTTCTTTTTCAATATCCTTATTTCTATCATAAATATAGCAAAATCGGTCTCCGCATTCACAACCTTCTTCAGCTATATCTTGTAATTGTTGCTTATGAAGCAATTTTTTATCTTCTTCAGATATAGCTTTTCTGGTATGTGTAAATTCATTGATTAGCATTATTTTGAAATGATGATGTGGGACAATTGAGTTTTGTAACGATTTCAATCTTTCTTCTAGTACGGTAGTCATTTTTATTTCTCAAATTAAAAGGAGGTGTCACTAAACACCTCCAAAAACAGCCTAAGCGTCTAAAGCTAACAGCTCTTCCGACAATTCTTCAATCGTTTTTGACTGCAAGTTATTATTGTATTTAGCTTCAATAATCTGTTTCAACAACGATTTACGACACTAACAACCAAACAGATTTA